TCGCCCTCGGCGATGCCGTAGTCCTTCGCCTGCACTACCATGTCGTCAAAGGTCTTGTTGAGCACGGCAATCGCGTCGTTCAGGCTGCCGGTGACGGTCTTGGTCTTTACCAGGGTGTCGTAATTGACGCCGAAGGTGGCGGCCTTGTTGAGTTCGTCGACGTTGCTGAACGCGCGGTTGTCGAGCACCTTCGTCAAGATGCTGCTGGTGTCGTCGGCCTTGAAGCGGAGCTGCCGGAAGGCGTCGGTGGCGTTCAGCGTTTCGCCGGTTGATCCCGCAAACCCGGAGCCGACCGTCGCCTTGAGGCTCTCGGTCGCGATCTTGTCCATCCGGATTTTCGCGGTATCCATCAGCTTGTTGACGTCGTCGACCTCCTTTTGCAAAGAACCCCGGAAATTGTCGAGTTCCGACTGAGACTTGTGCGCGCCCGTCACCGCGCCGACCGCCAGGTGGGTGCCGTCATCGGCAATCCCGACATCCGCACCGATCGCCGGGTTGGGTTTGCCCGGGCCGAACAGGCTGCCCAGCGTGCCTCCGGCCGAGCCGCCGATCAGGCCACCGATGAGCGAGCCAATGCCTGGCAGGATGATGGTGCCGATCGCAGTCCCTGCGACCGCGCCGATGCCGGAGCCGATCTTGGTGTTCTGCGTGTTGCCGGTGTGCGTGAGGCCGCCGAACATATTGCCGAGCGTGTAGCCACCAGCAAGGCCACCCGCGACGCCGCCCGCCGCGCCCAGCAGCGTCGTGCCGCCAGTAAAAGACCCGACCGACGATGTGCCGATTGCCGTGTTGCCCGTCGCCAGGGCGGACGCCGGCCCGGCGCTCAGCCCCAAATTCGTCGCGCCCCAGGCATTGACGGCACTGCCGATGCCCGACAGGCTGGGCAGTTCGTAGCCGAACAACTTGGCGCCGCTGGACACCAGGCCGAGGCCGGACGACAGCGTGCCAAGGGTCGAGCCCGCCGAGCCGCCGGCGCCACTGATGGCCGCGGAGGTCCCGGCGGCCCCGGTGATGAAGTTCCGGGTGCTGTTGTCGGTGTTGATGGAACTGCCGTTGGTCAGGTTGGTGCCGGCGTTGCTGATGACGTCGCCGCCGACGTTGGTTGTCGTGGTGCTGGTCGAAATCGGCACGTTGTCATTGGCGAAGAGGGAGCCCACCACGCCGCCGACATCCGAAATCGTGGTGAGATGCTGGCCGAACAAAGTGTTGAGCAGCGGGTTGAGCAGCGAAATTTTCAGCAGGAACTGCCCGAGAGCCGACTCGATGCCCTGCAACACCGACTTGAAGGTAACGCCGGACGCCGATCCCTTGGTGAGAGCATCGGTGATGGAGTTGCCGACCGTGCTGAAGATCGACGTCATCTCGCTGGCGATGTCGCTGGAAACCTGCAGGCCGTGGTTGAGGCGGACCTGCGCCTCGGCCTGCCTTCCGGCGGCACTGACGGCGGCGGCGGCCTGCTCCGCGGAGACCGGCTTGAGCGACTGCCGCAGCGTCAGTTCGGCCTGGAGTTGGGCGAGCAGGATCGTGCGCTTGTCGCTGTCCATGCCGAGGGATGCGATCTCTGCCTCGATGTAGCTCGTCTGCATCGTGGCGTTGAGGGTCGATCGCTGGACGGCGGTGTTGCTGGCGGACAGGCTTGTCTTGTCCAGTTCCGCCGTCAGCGCCGCCACCCGGATGCGATATTCCTCGGTGCCCTTGAGCGCGACCTTGCGGGCCTCATCCTCGGCTTTGATCTGGTTGGTCAGGTGCTCGGTGGCGACGCCGCCGGCGGCCAGGGAGGCGGTCAGCGCATCGTTGCCCCTGGTCGTCCGCTCCAGGGAGTCGACCTGGTCGCGGAAGCCGCGGTCGAGGTTCTTCAGCGTGAGGAGGCGCCCGCGTTCGATGTCGGCGGCCGAGGCATGCTCCAACCCCATGCCCCTGGCGGCCTCTTCCAGCGCGGCATCGGATCGCGCCAGTTCGAGCGTGGCGCCGCTGGCGACGTTGGCGGTCTGCGCCTGCAACTCCAGCCCGTGCAGCACCTCCTGCACGGCGTCGCGCGTCTTGTAGCTTTGGCCCTGGAGGACCTGCAGGCCCTCGGAGATGATGCGATACTTTTCTTCGCCGCCCTCCTCGGTCTGGTAGAGCGGCTTGCCGCTTTCGGTGATGACCTCCATCTTGGCCTTGGCTTCGGACCAGTACTTCACCTTGGCGTCGATGCTGCGGCGGGCCTCCTGCGAGGACCCATCGGCCACCGTCTGGAATTGCTGCGCCAGGAAGGCAACGTGGGCAGCGGCCAGTTCCGCATCGGTCGCGCGCTCACGTCCGCGGGCCTTGGCGGCTTCGTTCAGCGAGACATCGAGCTTGGCAAGATCGCGCTCAATGCCGCTGGTCTTGGTCGCGGTCAGCGCCTGCTGTTCCAGGCTGTGAATGATCTCATCGACGCTGGAGCGGGTCGTGTAGGCGGTGCCGGTGACGAGGGCGAGCCCCTCGTTGACCCTGCGATAGGCGTCCTCGCCGGCGGCGCCCATGGTCTTGAACAGCATTTCGCCCGACGGCGTCACCGCTTCCAGGGCGGCCTTGGCGGCGGTCCAGTGCGCAACGGCTTCGTCCGCCTTGCGCCGGGACGTCTCGAAGGTGGCGTCGAGCGTCGCCTGGTCCTGCGTCCGCATGACCAGCGCGTGCGCTTTCTCGGTGATGTCGGCCGGGACTTCCGTGAGCCCCTGGCTTTTGGCGGCTTCGAGAAGTTGGGCGTTGACCTTGGCCAGTTCGCGTTCGTAGCCGGCGGCGGAGTCTGCGGTGGTCGCCGTAACCGTCAGGGTGTGCAGGATTTCTTCCAGCGGCGTGCGGGTCTTGTAGGCGGTGCCGGACACCGCGGTCAGGGCGTTGGAGATGAGGTGAAGGCTGGTTTCCCCTTCGACGCCGAGTTCTTCGTAAACGCGCTTCCCGGAGGCCCCGACCGCCAGCAGCGCGTCCTTCTGCGCCTGGAGGGCCTGCATGGTCGCCGCCAGGGCGGCCCTGGTGGCTTCCGGGGTGGGGACGCCGATCGCCGTCCTGGTGGCGTCGTTGATGGCCGTGGGGATGGCCGTGGACGGGGCCGGGACCGGGGTTGTGTCGTAGGCGGACACTGCGGTCCGGCCGGCGACGATGCCCCTGCCGTTCGTCTGCGCGGCCGTCGCGCGGGTGTCCCAGTGCTGGCCTTTGGACTCCTGCATCGCGACCTTGAGGATCAGCTCAAGCTGTGCCGGGTTTGCGCCCTGCCGGGCGGCTTCCGCCTCGATGTCGGCCCGGGCCTTGGCCGGCAGGCTGGCCGGGTTCTGCGTCTTCACCTCGGCGGCATACCTGGCCGCCTCGGTGACGGAGGTTTGGAGCGCGCGGCCGGAATTGATCCGCCGCAGCCCCTCGTCGCCCTGTTCGTAGGCCTTGGCGACGGAGGTAACGTCACCGTTCCATGTCTGCCACGCCGCGAGGATGCGCTTGACGCCGCCCCGGATATTTTCCGCGTAGTCGAGCGAGTTGACCCCGAGATCCAGGGCGGTGGCGTCGGTGATCTGGAACATCCCGGTCGCGGACGTGTCCGGGTTCCCGAGCACGTTGCCGGGGCGCCAGCCGGGTTGCCCCTGAGCAGGCGGGGTGCCCGTGGTAGTGACGACCCCGGTGGACGCGGCCGTGTTCGCCGTCGCGGCGCCGGAGGCACTGGTGTCCCAGTAAGCCTTCACGATGGCCATCTGGTACGGCATGCCGGCGGCGAGGTTCGCCATGATGCGCTGGTAAAGGCTGGCGCTGTCGCCGGCCTTCCTGGTCGCCTCCTGGATGGCGTTGTATTTTTCCAGCACCGCCGACAGCGCGTTGACCACGCTCACCAGGGCTTGCGTCAGCGGCCCGCCGACATCGCGCAGCATCGGCCCCATCGCCTGCGCCAGCCGGTCGAAGCCTTTGCCCAGCGCCTCGATCGCCTTGCCAAAATCCGTCACCGGAGCGGCGGCGCCGGCGGTGCGGTCCCGCAGGATGCCGAGCAGGGCGGCGGTCGCGCCGGCCTTGTCGCCCTGCTTCTCCATCATTTCGATGTTGTGGGCCATGGCGAACGACAACCCCGGGAAGGCGTCGTTGGCCAGTTTCGTCGCCTCTTCGCCCGGCTTGCGCAGGGCTCCCACCAACACCTTCGCGGCTTCCGGCACCTTCTCGCCGAGCATCTTCGCCAGATCGGTGGCGATCCGCATCAGGTCGGTCATGCTCTGCTTGGCGGTATCGAACTCAGGCGCGGAGAAGAGGGTGCCGGCGATCTCCTTGGCGTCCTTGGACGACAGGCCGGGGATCATCACCGCGGCCTGCTTCGCCGCCTTTTCCGCCGCCTCGCCGAGTTCCATGTAGTCGGTGCGCGTCGCCCGCAGGTGTTGCTGCAGGGTGTTCAGGTGGGCGATCTGCAGCTCGTAGGCCGCGACCGCCGCGGCGCCGATGGCCGTGGCACCCGCCGCCACCAGGGTAATGATCCCCGCGGTCGACTTTGCCCAGGTGACGACCGCCTGGAGCTTCTGCACCAGGCCGCCGGTCATTTCGGCGAACACCATAAGGCTGCCGGGAATGCGGCTGTAGGTGCCCTGGACCATCTCGTGGGCGAGGACGATCAGCTCCTGCAGCGCCCCGGCATTGAGGGTTCTCGTGCCGGCAATCGCGTGGCCGTGGCGGGTAACCTCGGTGGTTGCTTTGGCATACGACGCGCTGATCTGGTCGAGCGTGACCTTGGCTTCCTCGGCCGAGATCGCGGTGGCCATCAAGGCCCGGGCAACGTCCTCCTGCTGTTTCAGCATCGCCTGGGTGGCGGCGTATTTCCGGTCGACCGCCGCCTTGGTCTGGTCGTAGGCGTCTCTGACGCTTTTTTCGGCAGCGACCTGCTCGGCGCTCGCCGCGGCTGCCGCCCGCTGCGCCTTCGCCGCCTCTGAAATCGAGGCGTAGACCTCGTCGTAGCGTGCCTTTGCCGCCGCCAGCGTGGCGTTGGCCTGGGCGCGCACTCCCTCATCGGCCGCGACGGCGTCGGTCGCCTGCCTGACCGCGCGCTCGTAGGCGACGATGGCCGCGTACATCGGATCTACGGAGGCCCGCATGGCCGCCAGGGCCGCCGCGCTCTTTTCCTGCGCCGCGGTGTTGGCGTCCGCCGCCGCTGCCGCCAGGGCCTCGGCGTTGCCCATCGGGGTCAGCGACCGCAGGAGCAGGTCATACTCCATGCGCAGGTTGGCAATCGCCGTGGCGGCCACTTCCTTGTCGCGGACGCCCGCCGCCACGCCGGCATTGAGCGCGGCTTCCGCCGCCGCCAGCTCCTGTTCGGCCCGGAACAGCGGATCGGTCGCGGCGCGCACCCGGTCGAAAGCCAGGCCAAGGGCTTCGTTGCGTGCCGCCGCTTCGGCCGCCGCCTTGGCCTGGGCTTCCAGCGCCTTCGTGGTGCCCTGGAGGGACTCCAGTTGCGCGTCGAGCTTGGCTTTGGCGAGCCCGATGACCCGGTTGGCGTCCTCCTGGGTCACGCCCAGGTGGCCGATCGCCGCCTCGGCCGTGGTCACGCTGCGGGCGTACGCCGTCCAGGCGGACACTGTCGGGTTGAGGGCGCCAAGCTCCGCCTCGAACGCCGCAACCAGCCGCTCGGAGGCCGCGGCATTCATTGCCGCCGCCTTCTCGGCCAGATCCATCGCGTTGGCCATGTAGACGAGACCGCCGGCGGCTTCTTCCGCCGCGGCCCGGAGCGCCGCGATGACGGGCGCCGTTTCCGCCAGGGAGGCGCGGCCGGTATCCACGCGCGCCTTGAGGAACGCCATCGCGTCGTTCAGCTTGTTCAGCGCGGCTTCGGCGGGAAATACGGAATTGCGGAGCGCCTGATAGGCGGCGTCGCCGCGCGCAAGGGTGGCCTGGTGATCGGCGGCCATCTTCTCGGCCGCCGCCTCGTCGACCAGGAGCTGGCGCATCGCCTCGGAGTCTTTGCGCGCGGCAATGGCCACGGCACCAAGGCTGTTCTCGACGGCATCGTAACGCGCCTTGGCGGCGGCGTTGACGATGTTGGCCTCTTCCTGGGAGGCGGTGCCGGCGTCGACGTGGGCCTTGCTCTCCGCGAGCACGCGGTTATAGGCGACCAGGGCACCGTACAGCGGGTCGACCCCGGCGCGCAGCGCCACGAAGCTGGCGGCGGCCCGGTCCTGGGCCGCCTGGTTGGCGGCGGCGGCTTCCGCGGCCAGAGCTTCGGCGTTGCTCATCGCGGTGAGCGACACCACCACCTCGTTGTGCGCCGCGCGCAAATTCGCCAGGACCGGGATCGCCGCTTCCTGCGTCCGCACTCCGGCATCGACCGCGGCGCTGACGTCGGCCTCGGCCCGGGCAAGTTCCTGCTGCGCCTTCCAGAGCGGGTCGGTGGCCGCCCGCTGCCGGTCGAAGGCGGCCCCCAGTGCGGCGTTGGCGGCGGCGGCGGCGGCCGTCTTGGCTGCCTGCTGGTCGAGCGCGGCGCTTACGAAAGTCAGCTTCTCCAACTGACCATCGAGCGCCACGCGGGCGAGATTGATGACCCGGTTGGCGTCCTCTTGCGTCACGCCGAGATGGCCGACGGCGGCCTGGGCGGTCTCCGCATGGTGCTGATAGGTCGCCATCGCGGCGGACAGCGGATCGACTGCGTTTTTGCTGCTGTTGAACGCCGCCACCAGGCGCTCCGACGCCGCCGCGTTCATCTCGGCCGCCTTGACCGACAACGCCCAGGCATCGGACATGAGGGTCAGGGACTGCGTCGTCTCGGCAAACTTGGCCTTCGCGGCGGTGACGACCGCGCCGACTTCCTCCCAGGCGTGGGCGTTGTTGTTCAGGTGCTCGTCGCAGGCGGCCAGTTGGGTGTTGAGGTGTTGGAGCGCGGCATAGGCGGGATCGAGCGAGGCGCGCACGCCCTGGTAGGCCGTCGTCGCCCGCTCGACCTCGGCCGCGTTCTCCTTCGCGGCTTTCTGCGCCTGCCCCCAGGCGCCGGACATCAGGTTGAGCGAGAGGATCGTCTCCTGGTAGGCCTCGTTGGCCAGCCGCGCCGTGTTAGCGGCATCGACATCGCCGGCTGCCCCGCGCGCCCTGGCTGTCTCTACGATGTCCAACTGCTGCTGGTACTTGACCAGCGCGCCATAGACCGGATCGAGCGACGCCTTGAGCGAGGTGTAGGACAGCGCGGCTTCGCGGGTGCGCGCGGCGTTGGCCTCGGACGCCTTGTTGGCCAGGCTCTGCTTGTCGGTGAGCGCGACGAAGTCGGTGGAGAGCTTCTGCACCGCGCCCTGCAGCACGGCGAGGTTGGTGGCGCCGTCCGTCGCAATGGCGTTCAGCGCCTGCTTGAAGGTTTCGGCTTCGGCGAGGGTGAGCCGGACGCTGAGTGTCGAGCCGGAGGCGACGGCCATCAGATCGCGCCGAACGAGGAGTCGAGGTCGTCAGCCAGCACCTTGAGCGCGCGGCCATGCGCGCCATCGACATCGAGGCGCTTGGCCAGCGTCACCTGCGGCAGCAGCAGGAACAGCGGGATGGCGCCGCCGCGCGGCACGCCGATGCCGCGCCCCTTGGTGCCGCGGATCACCGTGCCCTTGCCGGTGACGTTGGGCGCCCGGTAGAGGATGAGCTGCCGGCCGCCGGTCAGCGGCACCGACCACACGTTGGCCGAGCCCAGCCGGGCAATGGCGGCGCCGACCCTGGCGCCACGGCGCATCTGCCCGCCGGGCACGACGCGGTTGCCCCGGCCGATATCGGAATCACCAAACCCCATTGCGATGGCGCCGGGCAGCGGGATGGCGAGGAACCGGCCGGAATGCGGGAGGATGGTGACACCGGTATTGAATACCGTAATGAGCATCGGCGCCTTGCTGTAGACCATGCCGGCGGCCTTGAGCGACGCCTGCCCCGGATAGACCATCATCCGCCACGAGTTGGCCAGCCCCGAACCAAGGCCCGCCGAAGCCACCTGCGCCCGCAGCTCCACCTGCAGCGATGTCGTGGCGCGCACGATGCTGCCGCGGGCCGCCATTGCGGCGGCATCGAGATAGCGGACGACCGCGGTGGGGAGACCGTTGGAGATTTCGGACGTGACGCGCATCAGCCGTCTCCCTGCCGCTCCTTCGCCAGCTCGGCCTCGACGGCGTTGAGGATCGCGAACGCGTCCAACACCCAGGCCGCCTGATCGACGTAGCCGCCGGCGTCCGGCAGGACCGACATGCCGAACTCGCTGCGGCATCCGGCCCATACGTGCAACACGGGCCAGATGTCGGCCGGCAGGACGGTCCTCGGATTCTCGCTGTAGACCTCGCCGAAGATCGTCCAGGTCTCACCTGGGTCTAGTTCGACATCGAAGTCTCGTGGTCGACGACTGACCCAGTAGGCGCTTCTAAGTTTTTTCGGTCGGTCTCGTTCGGCCGCATCAATTCGAGGGCGCGCACGCCGATCTCCATGACGTCCACCTGGTCAAGCTGCTCCAGCAGGTCGTCGGGCACGATGCCGGCCGACAGGCGGAAACGGAGATCGACATTGACCCAGCCGCGCAGGGCATGCGCTGCCGCCAGCGGCGGCGCCAGCATATTGAACATGGTGCGCGCGGCCATCAGGCGACCGACATGCGGCGACAGCCGCATCTGGTCCTCGATGATCTGGTACGCGTCGGCGACATTTATGTCGATCGGCTCTCCGTCCGCGCGGAAGATCGCCTCGGAGGCGGCGTAGGACTCCACGATGGCGATTGCCGGCGCCGCCATCTCCGGGTCGACCTCATCGAGCGCCTTGCGAACGGCCTTGATGATCTCGGCATTGGAGGGGTAGCGCGACACCCCGCAGGCCACGAGGTCGGCGTTGAACCGCGCCCGCTCGCGGTAGGTGAGCGGCGCGATGATGAACACCGGCGGGTCCTCGTTGTCGCGGTACTGGCTCGGCGTGAAACGGTCGGTCTGTCGGCGGGAGAACACGGCCATCAGAAGGTCACCAAAATAATGCCCGCGTCCGGGGCGATGCAGGAGAACGGCAGCGTCTCGGCCATCAGCAGGTTGCGGTCGCCGGGGGTCATGCCGCTGTAGAGGATCTGCGGCGTGACGACGCCGACCCGGTTGCCGACCGTGTTGCCGAGGGTGGCGCCAAACCGGGAGATCGAGCCATTGAGGAAGGCGGCGGTGCGGGCAAGGGTATCGGTGACGCTCATCAGCGGGTCCACCGACCCCTTGGAGTTTCGCACGGTGATGATGCCGGGATCGAAGCCCAGTTCGGCCTCCGGGTTGTCGGGCATCTGCACCGTCACCCCGGCATCGAGCGTCACTTTCGACACCCGCAGCACCGCGCCGTTCAGCCTGCACTGGCTGTCGATGAAGATGGGCGGCTGATTGGTGTCGGCCGCGAAGCCGGTCGGGAAGGCCTGTGCTTCGGCGCCGGAAAAAATGCCCTGCATCGTGAACTTGAAGGTGCCGGCGCCGCCGGTCTGGATGTCCAGGGTCCAGGTGCCGAGGCACCCGACAAAGCGCCAGGCCAGCCCGTCGATGAGCACCAGCATCGACAGCGGGGTGATGAGGGTGTTGTCGCTCGTCGGCACGTACTTGATGTGCGACGGCAGCGCGACGGTGGTGGTGTTGTCCAGCGCCGGCGTGAACGTCGAGGACAGGGCCGCCACCCCGGCGGTGTAGTCGGTGACCCAGGTGGTGATCGGCGTGGCCGGGTTGACCGCCAGCGTCACCGGCGAGCCCTGGTAGAGAGCGTCGGTGGCGACATAGGGCGCCCCCAGCGTGACGCTGTTGGTGCTGGCGGCCGTCGCGGCGGTGGCGACCACGGCCGGGACGATGACCTCCTTGTAGCTGCACGCCTTCATCAGCGTGCCCCATCGCGCCGGGGTGCCGACGGTGCCGCTGCCGCGCGCCATGCACGTCACGGTCACGGTGGCCTTGGTGCCGGCCGGGATCGGCGGCGCATCATCCAGCGAGCCGATCAGCTCGGTGTTCGCGACCTGGCTTTGGTTGAGCGCAATCGAGACGTCGGCGCGCATGTAGTCGGTCGCGAGCGTCGGCATGCCACCAGCCCAGATATCGTCGCCGGGCGTCGTCTCCTGCTTGATCGCCAGCACTGCGTTTCGTTTGCGGACATAAGTGGCCATGGCGCATCCTCCTAGGCGGCAAACGGGTTGCCGTAGTCGGTGAAAAATCGGAGCGTGACGGTCAGGGTGGAGATGGCGAGCGGGGTGGCACTTTCGTCCACATCCGGAACGCGGATATCGAAGGCGGACTCGACCGTGTCGGTGACGACCCCGCCCAGCGTCGGGTCAGCCATCAGGGCGGCGATGGTCCTGGCATAGAGATCGTTGACGGCGGGGCCGAGGGTGGCGTCGTCCGCGGCCGAGACGGCAGCCTCCACCAGCACCTGCATTTCGTAGGTGGCGAGCCCGGAATCATCGACGGTCGCATTGTGGCCCCCGTCGTAGACCGCCATCACCGGCGCCTCGTCGGCGTCGGGCTGGCTGCGTCGTCCGCGCTCGACAGGCACGCCAACAGCGCCGAGCGCCGCGACGAGGCGGGAGATCGCCATCTCGCGGATCGCGACGCTAGGCATTGGTGAGCACCAGCTTCCAGCGCAGGTCCAGGCTGTCGGAGGTGACTTCCGCGACCCTGAAGTGCTCCGTGCCGATATCCAGCAGGTCGCCCTTGCGCGGCTTGATCGGCACCTCCGACCGCAGGATATGGACGGTGGGCCGGGAGGCCGTTGCGCTCAGCAGGCCAGGCCCGCCGATCGCCGCCAGCGGATCGGCCGAGATCGCGCGCACCACCAGCGCACCGCCGCCGGCCGCCGGGATGTAGATGGCGTCGGTCCCGAGGTTGCTGTCCCCGAACAGCATTTCCATCCCGACCTGGAAGGCGGTCGGCATCAGCTAAAGGTCATGCGCAGCAGCGACCGGGGCCGCATGCAGGCGACCAGCGGGTTGCTCTGCAACTCGAACACGCGCCGGCTGTCGGTCTGCCGCTCGCTCCGCTGCAACAGGTAGTAGGGGAGACCCACGGCGCTGATCGTCTCGAAGGTGTCGGCCGGGGCGAAGAACGACTGGAACAGGCCCGGCACGCCGGTCATAAACAGCCGCGCGCCGGCGGTGGGGATGGCAATCAGCCCGTCGTCGCTGCCCCGGTAGTTGATCCAGGTAATGCCGGCAAAGCGAATGCTGTCGTAGGGCAGCAGCGGGGTCAGCGCCTCGATGACGCCGCCGACGCCCATGCCGGTGGCGCCGAGCTTGCGGGCCTGGGTGACTTCCTTGCATTGCGTGATGGCGTCGAAGAAGTTGTCGCCGCACAGCGCGACGACCTGGCCGCCGCCCATCGGCATCCCCTGCATCGCCAGGATCATGGCGCGCCGAACCGCCGTGCCGGCGGCGATCAGGACAGTGGTGTCGACGCCCATCGTGCTGACGGCGATGTTGATGGCGGTCGGACGGGCGACGCCGAAGAAGGTGAACCAGTCGTAAAGCAAACTCGTGCCGTCGGCGTCGTAGACCTGGCCGTCGATGGCGCCGAGGTAGAGGTGCTCCATGGTCGCGTTGATCTGCGAGCGCAGCCCGATCGGCCCATCCACCCGCTGGGCGAGCAGGCCCTGCGCCGTCTGCAGGGTGAGGCCGCCGGCCGCACGCATCGCCAGCAGCTCGTCGGCATTGACTTCGACCTCGCGGGCCAGATGCACCACCTGCATCACGCGCGACGAGGCGCGCGGGATGTCGGCCTGCGACGGGGGCGAGCCGCGCGGGCTGGTCTGGATCATCTTGAGCGCGCCGGCCTGTTCGTCGAAGCTGACGTATTTGGTGTAGACGCCCTCTGCCGAGAACAGATTCATCGACGACAACAGGCCCGGATAGAACGGGATGTTGCTGTTGACGAAAGACGTCATCGAGATGTTGGAGAAGTTGTCTCCGTTGAAGATGTCGCTGACAAGGACCGGCATGGCGCTCTCCTATGTCCGCACGAGGATGCCGACGGCGGCAAGGCTGGCCAGTGCGGCGGTCTTTTGCGGCCCGGTAATGCCGACCGGCCACGTCAGGAGGTTGCCGTTGACCTCGCAGTCGCGGGTGTTGGCGGTGCTGGGCACGTCGGCGGTTGCCGCCAGGGCCGGGCCGTAGAGGATGGCCGCGGCGGTCTGTGTGCCGTCGCCCGCCGCCGGCGCCAGGATCAGATATTTCCCGGTCGCCGTGACCCGCCCCAGCACGGTGCCGGCCGCCAGATTGGCGGCGGTGCCGACAATGATGGCGTCGCGCGAGCGATAGCCGCTTGCCTCCGAAACGAGATGCGCGGCCTGTCGCGCCTGCTCGGTGAACGTGGTCGGCATGGCTCAGCTCCTCGCCCGGTTGTTGAAGCGTCCGTAGATCGCGGTGGAATCGATCACGCGGGCGGTGGCTCCCGGCGCGGTGTCGTGGGCGGTCGAGATGTCCATCGCATCGCCGGCCGCCGCCTTGGCCGCGAAGGCCAACTCCGAGGCCGCCTCGCGCGACAGGCCCTGCTTCATCACCATTGGCAGCAGCGCCGACATGCCGAGCCGCGTCAGGTCGGCGCTGATCTCGCGCATTTCGGCAATGCGGGCGTGGACGGCGGACATCGGGGCGGCGGTGCGGAGCAGCCCGACGATGAGCGGCGAAAAGCCGGCATCGGTGCAGGCGATTGCCACCGCCTGCGGGTCGGCAGAGGTTTCGCCGAGCGTCATCGTGGCGGCCGGGAGCGCCGACGACACGAACGTCGCGGGGGCCGGAGAGATGTCGGAAAGGACAGGATGGTCCGCCGTGGCCTCGGTCGTGGCCGGGTCGGCGGCAAGCGCGATGCGGGCACCAGGCGCGGCCTGGCGTGGCGTCATGGCCATGATAGCCTCCTCGATTGTGGCGATGCAGTCAGCAAGGCCGACGTCGACAGCTTCCACCCCCATGAAGATGCCGGCTTCGGTGTTGGCCACGGCCTCCGCGGTCATGCCGCGGCACTGCGCGACCTGGGCGCAGAACTGGGCGTAAATCGTGTCGACATTGGCTTGCAGCCGGGCGCGGGCCGGGTCGGAAAGCGGCTGGGTCTCGACCCCGTCGATCTTGTGCGCGCCGGCATAGATGTAGGTGACGTCAATGCCTTCGGCCGACAGCGCCTTGCTGACGTCGGCATGGTAGGCGACCACGCCGATGCTGCCGGCAATGCCGGTGGGCGCTATCGCCACATGGCCGGTCGCCGCGGCAATGGCGTAGGCGGCACTGCAGGCGCAGGAATTGACCACCGCCGTCATCGGCTTGAGGCCGGTGCTGGCCAGGGCGTAAATCTTCCCGGCCAGATCCAGCACGCCCGACGCTTCGCCGCCCGGGCTGTCGACATCAAGCACGATGGCTGACACGGACGGGTCCGCATGCGCCGCAGAGATCATGTCATCGAGGGCCTGATAGGACGTCAGCCCCGACATCGCATCCATGCTGGCGCCGCGATGGACCAGCTCGCCGACCACCGGGATCACCGCGACGCTGCCGGCCGCCTGGTAGTCGCGCGGACCTGGGGCGGGGTGGCTGGCGGGCGTCCCGGCCCACCCGTCCAGGCTCGCGCCCGGCAGCAGGACGTGCACCACGGCCGCACCGGCCGCCGGGGAGATCATCTGCGGGCGGGACAGCAGGGAGGCCACAAAGCGACGGGGGATTCGCATGGTCAGAACAGCGTCAGAAGAGACTGGGAGGAAGGAAGCGCGCGACGCCGGGCCTGATAGGAATGGAAGTGAACCGCGGCGACGTCGTGCGGGATTGTCCCATTGGTCAGGCGGCCGTGGCACGGCTTGCAGACCAGCCACACGGAGTCCGGGCTGGGATAGACATTCCCGTAGAAATGGTCGAACTCGGCAAATGGAGACCTCACGCCGTCATCGACAACTTTTGCATCCAGACAGCACGGGCAGAGGTTCCCGTGTGCTGCGGCGACCCGGACGCACTCCCGTTTTGTCTCGGAATTTATGGGGCGCGGTTTCTTTAGCTTGGCGACCGTGGAGACCAGGACGTCAACCTTGACCTCAAGGCCGCCAACGCGCGTTTCGACCCGGTCAATGGCCAGGTCGTGGCCGTCCGCGCGAACACAGATGCGGTCGGCTATCTTGTTGAGACCCGCCACCAGCTTGTCGGTCGCGTCGTCTCCTGTTGCCCGAAGCCGCGCCTCCATGGCGTTGAACGCCTGGATGTAGGCGACCTTGAACTTCATTGCGCGCGGGCCGGTCCAGCCCATGACCAGCAGCGTGAAGCCATCGCGGGTCATGTCGTAGGCCGGGAGCGTGCGGCCGGCATCGTCCACATAGCCAGTCGGACGGAACCACGCTGCATCCAGATCTGGTGTCAGCTTCAGCGCCTCGATGTCCCGCAACACATGGAAGTGCCGCTTCCCGAACACCTCCGCGACGTCGCGGCTGTTGACCACCGGCACCAGGCCATCGGCGCGGAGATGAAGGTTTTCAATGGATTGCGCGGCGTCGCTCATCACTGCCACTCCGAGGGTGCGCTGTTGGGGACCTGCGGGGTTTTGCCGGGCGTGGCGGGCGCGGGCGTCCCGGCGGGGGAGTCGCCCGCGCCGCCAGCCCCTCCGGCGCCTTGTGGGGTCGCGGTGCCGAAGGAGAGGCCAAGCGTTTCTTCGCGCGCATGGTCGGCGGCGATCTGGCGGTCGATCTCCTCGATGTCGTCGCCGCGCTCCGCGACCTCGGCGCTGCGGGAGGTCAGACCTAGAGCAATAGCTTCACCGGTTGCCGCAACGTCTTGAACTGGATGGATATATTCCCACCGCTCTGGCCGCCACTCGCAGCGATACAGATCCTTGGCGTCGACGGATTTCGGCACCTTGAGGGCGCCGGACGACACCGCATAGTCGATGAACCTGGTCCAGATCGGCTGCCCGAACTGCTGGGCGACCAGGTTGAACTGCCACTGGCGCACCGTCCGCTTGAAGGTGGCGAACATGGCGCGGAAGGTCCGGTCGTTGGTCGCCCGCCAGTCGCCGGTGAGTTCCTCGAAAATGATATCGGAGGCGGCGGCGACGGAGCGGTAGGACGAGGCCAGGAAGGCTTCAAAGTTGCCGCCCACATCGGCGGGATTGTTGAACTCGACCTCCTGGCCTGGATCGAGATATTGCATCGACCCCGGTTCCATCGTGACGTTCGGCAGATCGCCCGCCGTCTCGGGCGGGGTCACCTGGCCGTACGCCGCGCGGACATCGGCAGGATCGGCCGGGTCGCCGGCTGGGGTTTTGACGAAGCCGACGATGCTGGCCACGATCTGCTTGCGCAGCAGCTCGGCATCGAGGAACGAGTTGATCTGGTAGAGCGAGGTAATCGCGGCACTCAGCCACGGCAGGCCGCGCACCTGGCCAATGCGGGCAACGTTGTAGAGGTGCGCCACGTCGACCGCCGGCACACG